GCCCATGATGATGTTGATATCTAAAACCTGGTTGTGCCATTGCTGACGCACTGACCAATACCAATGCCAATGCTAAAATTTGTTTCATAACCATCTCCTTTAAGACTGTACATATACAACGCCGCACGGGGCAGAAGTGTTGACTGTCTTATACAGTTATTTACATTATACAGGAATTAACTACGATTTGCAATGGCTTTGTTAGCCATATTGGCGACGACTTTTTCTGGGTCAGATTTGACTGCTTCGGTATCGCCTGTGGATCCTTCGAGATCAGCTGATCCATCTATGGGTGTTAGATACACATATTTGATTCCGGTTTTCTCATCGTCTTTGATATCGGCAATCAAGTTCTTAACCACTTCATTGGTTTTAAAAGCGTTCATCAAATCGGAATTACTAAATGATTCGGTATCACTATGCATGTTGATCATGTTGATCAAACTGTCAACACGAACACGAGGTACCAGATGCTTGCCGGCACTTTGATTTCTTAAAAAAAATAAAGTGGTCAGCAGGTCTCCGTCACCGCGGGCATCTGCCTCATCTTCGATGATATCTTCGTCGTAAACAAATTCGTTTAGGCGCATTATCTGCGCTCTCTGCCCAATTCTGCTTCTCCACCGGCAGCCGCATCAGTGGCTGCAAATGCATCACCTTCAGGAGCAGGTTCACCGGGCATAGCATCAGCACCAGGTAGTCCACCTTCTGGCGCACCAGGCATACCACCGCCCATGCCCATGTCTGTGCCAGCTTCTTGTTCACCGGCCAATACACGAGCGGCTGAATCAGCTGACTCACGGCCTTGTTGTAATGTCTGTGCTAGATCTTGTAGGATCGGGCTAACTGCGTTCTTGAAGCCGTTGGCCTTCTCTGAACTGATTTGGTCACGGATGGTGTCCAACAATGCAGGCATTTGCTCGTTCTGCATCTTGCTGATTTTTTCCAACATGTCTTGGATTTCATCAACCATGCTCTTGGCGGCTAAAATTGCTTCTGACTTGGCCATTTCACTTTCAACAATGAAGTGACGCTTGTTCTCAGCCATCCAGCTGTGGATGCCTTCACGCACCATGATCATTTCCATGTACTGAGGATTCTTCTCAGCAACATGAATACCATGTGTACGCTTGATTGTTTCTAGTCCCTCTGTGATGCCAGTGGCCAGTGTGTAGGCCTTTTTAAAGGTCATGTTGTCAAAGTCAATTTTGAAGCCAAAGCGGCTTTCTGTAACTTTGTTTATTTTCTGTGGTGTTGGCTTGTAGCCTAAATCATTTAGTTTCATAGTGGTTTTCCAGTTTCCCAAACTTTTAAGTATTTATTCATTCTTAAAGTTTTCTCCAATTCGAATCGAGCTTCATCCAAGCGAAGTTTTGTGTCATAGTACCTGGCTGCCATGATATCCATGGCCTCATAGTTTTTACGCTGACTGGCTTGATGCATACTGTGCGAATAGTGTAAAAAGTCCGACTCTAACTTACTTAGCACTTGATCTGCCTGCAGTATCGAATCTGCTGTGCTGTATTTTTGCTGTTGTACCAAGATACTGTAAAGAACAGCACTTTTTTTGTTGGTGAACTTTGCTATGCTTTCGTTGAATCTATTCAGTACCGACCAACCGTTGTTGCTCTGCGATATTACCTTGTATAGATTAACTTGCAGGCCGTTTTTGATGGGCACAAGTACGGGGGAAGATTTTTCAAAAATTAACCGATTAACTTCAGTTTTTGCCCAATCCCTGACATACATACTGGCCAAATTGGCCGCAGTTTCTATCATTTCGGCTTTGACTTGCTTGACTGCTTGGCGCTTGATTTTAGATTTTTTTGCTGTAGGTGATTTTGCCATCTGTATTTTTTCGAATTAGTACATCTTTGTTGACTAGTTGATTGGCTATGTATACTTCGCGTTCAGTGAGATCTCGGCGCACAATGCTAGAGTTAGTTTTGAATTTTTCTAACACTTCTGCTTCTTCGTTCGTGATTGGAAGCTGTAGTTTGCCGCCGGCAATTTCTACTATTTTCATCTTTGTGCTAGATGTATGACCAAGGCAACAATGGCAGTGATCAACACACCAATAATGGTGGTGCCAATGGCTATCAATTGTTTGCTTTGGCCGTTGTTGGATTTTTCGATGGCGTCTTTGATGTCAACAACATGACCTTCAATTTTTTCCATTCGTGATTCCAACCCTTCCAATCTTTTGTCCAATTGGTCATACCTTTCAGCGCAAAGTTCCACGTGCGCCTCAAGGCTTTTCTTTTCAATATCCACAGCCATACTCTAAATTCGCTTTCAAATAGTAGCGATGCGTTGTTTTGTGCCTAAAGTCTGCCGTAATAGTGAGCCTTAATGGTGCCGTAGCATCAGTTTAGTATTTAGTTATTTGTTACGCAATGTGCCAGTTTTAAATGCAATGTTCTTGATAGCACCATGCGAATAAAATATAGGCAGAATAAAGCGGGCTGTTTCATCCAGACCTGTTATGATTGGTATTTGGTTAAAGTCCTCTTCTAACAAGGCCAGCTGGTGTTCATCACGACGATACACATCTTGATGTTCTATACTGAACCCCACAGCCCATATTCGTTGTTCCCCCGAATACATGTCACCAAATAAATTTTTAACAACAAATTCTTCCACTAGATCAGTGATAGGTCCGTCGACTACGGTAGGTTGTGCTCTAATGCCCAACACCTGCAACACCGTTTCCCAGTTGCGTTGTTGATCCCTTAGATGATCATTGCCACCATGATTGCGTGTCACACCAGTGCAAGTAATATCAACCAGTGTAATCAATGTGAAGTATTCTAAGTTGCCCATGCTAATACTTATGGTCATAAAAAAAGCACAGTCGAAACTGTGCTCTTTTATCTTTGCTTGATTTAAAAATTAAGCGAAGCTTGTACCACTGATGTTGTTGTACACTACGATACCAACTGAACCGCTGGTTGCGGCATTGGCTTCAGTCATCAATTGAACAGCAATAGCTGTACCACCGCTTTGGTCTGCTGTGTTGTCACCTACTGTAGTTGGTAAACCTTCAACAACGAAAATTGCGTTGTTAGAAGTTGGGATACCAGTGATTGAAACTGTGCTATACTTCTCTAGTACGCGAACGATTTTTTCGTAGTTGCTTTCTGGAGTTGTGTAACCTGTCTCAAGACTTGTCAAAGTTGCCTTAACAAACTTAAGGTCACGACCAAAAAATTCACCAGCTAATGCGCCGCCATTTGTTCTTGTAAATACTGCCATTTTGTTTTCCTTTTAAATTATATGGGCTTACGCCTCATGCAAATATTTATCATCTAGATAAAAAAACTATTGGTTACTTGTTGAAGTGCGCGGCGCCGAATCCAGCACGATTTACTAGCTTGATCAAGCCCTGACTAGTGGGGAACACAAAGCCCTCGCCGGCTTGTTGCCCACCGGTCCACTGCTCAAAGCCTTTGACCTGTGGCTCTAACTGCTGAGCTAGATTGTCCTTGAGGCGGTAAATAGCGTTCCAAACAGCAAACAAAGCAGTTAATCCACGACCGTCTCTGTACAAATACCCGCCTTGATTATCGCCTACTAGTGCTTTCTTTTGTTTGGTACTGATTTTGTAGTTCATTAGCCACTCAGGAAGATCTTCCTGAGTTTGCTTGGTTATTTTTTTGTTCATGTAGGTTTTGATTGCTTCTCTAGCCACACCATCTAGTCCGGCTAAAAATTTATCAGCCAATGGGCCACCCTGGGCCACTGCTTTTTCTGCATCTGCAACCAGTCTAACAGGATTCTTCAGCGAGAATGTGATGCCTGCTGTGGGTGTCAATATGGCCACGTTGCCAGCATTGACCAATCCTGACTTGCCATCCCATGGTGCGCCATCTTTTTGATGCACAACAATACCTCCAGCTTTACCTGCAATCAGTCGACCCAATGAGCTGTCAACCGGTACACGATATTCCACTGTGGTTGGTTTGAAGACAAACTTACCTTCGACTGGCTGTAATTCTCCGGTCCACATCAAGTCGCCCTTGAATACCGACTTCTCAGTCACAGATGCTTGCATGCCTTGCCAGATCGCTGCCAGCTGTGGGTACAGGTCAGTTCTAGCAACCTTGGACTTTTTCATTTCTGTATCATATCGTTGCCAATCTGCAGGACTGTGGGCATAAAATCCCTCAGGCATGTATTTGTCGTTGATGAAGAATTTGCCGGTGGGATCGTAACCAAAGTACAGGGCAATACCGCCATCCCATTTGATACTGCCTGCGCCAGGATTGGCAATGATTTCTTTTAAGGCGCCAATGGCTTTGGTGGCGGCCGCACTGCCTGCAAAGATACTGTCTTCGGGGTGCGGAATACGCGGGCCTTCACCGGCCTCAAAGAGGTAATCTAGGAAGTCTAATTTCATAATCTGTGGCCTAACTCTCTAAACCAATTGGCAGTTCCAGGCTGACTAGCAGACTCTGGTAGTTGTATATTACTTTTTGCTAATGTTTCTCTAGCTCCAGCAATCAGTACATTATAGTCAGGGCGACGGTGTATGGCCGCAATGATTTTATCTGCTGACATTAAACTGGGCACTGGGATGCCTGTTACCTTGCTCAACATCTGTGGATCTCTACCACCTTCTATAGTTTCGTTAGTGTTACGATCTACTATTCCGTTTTTGTAACTCCACTTTAGTGTGGGATTCAATGCTGTTACTATGCTAGCCAAGATAACATGGCGGCTCATACCAGTGTATTGGTCACCCTGCTTGGCGCCTTTCATGGCAAATGCTTGCCACTTGGGATCACCAAACATAAAGTCTGTTTGTGCAAATCCATTTTTGGCATTGCCGTTGATGGGTGTTCGAAAGTGTACGCTGTCACCAGTTAACTCTACCCAACCTTCTTTCCAAGCGGGAGCCGCTTTTGTTTTAGCACGGTTGCGTATTTGATCTGCAGGAATGCCTTGTTGTAGGCACCAACGACTTAATACATCCACTAGCACTTCTTTGGTGATAGCCCGATCATCAACTGATAAATCCAAGTCCCCACTGTCGTCTTTGCGACCGGTGCTTCCTAGCCATTTGGTAGGAACATCTTCTTCGTCCTTTTCTTCACTGAAATCTAAGCCAGTGATTTTTTCTAACCAAGCAATTGTGGTGGGAATTTCAGCACGATTGATACGACGAGTGAGCTCAGCACCTTCGGCATTTTTAAATATGTTTCCACCTTCAGTTAATATCATACTCGTTGCTTCATCTTGCGTAACAGGGCGGCGCTGAAATCAATGCTGGCCATTTCTGGTTGTGTTTGTTTCACACCGCCACCGTTTAGTTTGGTTTGCATAAACCCCGGTGTTGCTGGAGCAGTTTGTTGTGCTTTTTTAGCGGCTTGATCTTTCTTGAACTGATCCAAATCCAATGTGGTACCTTGTGGCTCTGGTTGTG